TTTTTATTTTATCAAACCCTCTACAATTACAAGCACATCCTCCACCTTTAATTTTCATTTTATATTATTATTTATATTTTATTTTAAGGGTATTTATATAAATATAATAAAAAAATATAATAAAAAAATATAATTAAAAAATATATTATAAATATGAACGCATTTATATATCATCTAAATTGATAGGCCCATCGTGTAAAAATTCATTTGGTATATCTTGTTTTTCATCTAAAGAATCATCTTTTTCATCATCAGAGTCATCGGAACTTGGAATATCAAATGGATTAAAATCACTTTCATTAATAGTTACATCATCTTGTAAAAAGTTATCTGGAATATGTCCTTGTTTAATTAATTTATTACAATCATCTCTTTCATATTTATGAATAATACTACATTTTTCATCTTGAAATTCCCATGGGCATGTTAAAACTAAATCACCGAGTACAATTCTAGAACATCTACCTTTCCCCTTTCTCATTGCCCCTCGTAAAATACCAGTTCTAGTAATACCATCAACATTTAGAATTTTGTATCTACCACTACCATTAACAGATGTAACTTTACCATAGTTTGATTCTCCTTCAATTTTATAAATTAATTCTTTTGATTCTTTTGGAGCATTTTTTTTACCCCGTCCTTTTTTACCTCCAGTTGTATTTTTACCCATTCTATTTAATATTATTTATTAAATTATTTCTAAATATTATCAAATTTATTTTGAATAAGGTCATCTACCACCATTCATATTTTTTCTAGGAATTCCCCCTCATCCACCATGTTTCATACCACATTTGCCACCTTTTTTATTTGACCAATTAGATACTGCTTCTTTAAATACTTTAGGTTGTGGCCAATCTGGATGAGCATCTCCAACGCGCTTCAATTCTTTAGATAAAAAATCACTATATGCTGATTTATTACTTTTCTTTTTAGTTTTTTTCTTATTTTTTCCACCCATTGTCATTCTTCTCATCTTTCTTTTTTCTTGCATAGTATCATCATAAGCTAATCTAGATCCAGGCATACTCATTGCTCCTTTTCTAACATTACCTTTTAATGTACTTAATTTAGATTTTGATCTAGATTTTGATTTTTTATTAAATTTTTTTCTTTTTTCTTGCATAGTGTCATCATAAGCTAATCTTGATCCAGGCATACCTTTAGCACTTTTTCTGATATTACCCTTAGAAGTATGATGTTTTTTTAAATTATGTGGTATATGACCCTTATCCATTCCAGTCATCATCGGTTCTATACCCATCTCAATAATCATAACACCACTACAATTTTTTTTATTACCCTTAGATCTAGTTTTTTTAGATTTAGGTTTTTTTGATTTTGATTTCTTACCTCCGTAGCATTTCTTACCTCCGTAGCATTTCTTACCCCCTGAAAAAGATTTTCTAACCATTTATATATTAAACAAATATATTAAATTAAGTTTATTTTGAATTGGACCAATTAGATACTGCTTCTTTGAAAACTTTGGGTTGTGGCCAATCAGGATGAGCATCTCCAACGCGCTTTAATTCTTTAGATAAAAATTGACTATAAGCAGATTTTTTACCTTTACCTTTTGATTTTTTACCTTTACCTTTTGATTTTTTCTTAGAACCACCCATATCACTATTTTTCATACATCCATTTTTTTTAGATTTATGATGACCGGGATGATGATGTTCGTCATCTTGGCATTTTGCTCCACCAGTCGGAACAATTTCAACATTTTCTATCGGTGTATCTTCTTTTTTTTCTGGTGCATCTACTTTATTAAATCCATCGTTTCCCATTTCTTTTACATCAGAAGAAGAATTACTGTTACTGCTAAATTTTTCTTTGATTTTTCCGGGTAATCCAATACCAACACCATAACCAACAGCTAAGCCTACAGTTGTACCGATTGTAGCACCAACCCAACCACCTTTTTTATTTTTTTTCATTTTTTTACCACCTGGTTGTATATGAAAATTTGGTGCTTTTGATTTTTCAATAATATATTTTTCAAACTCTTTATCTGTCAATGAAGCCCGCCCATCTTTGGTTATTTTATCTTCTGTATTTTCTAAATAATATTTTCGATGAGCATCATTCATCTCTTCTTCATCGTTCATCTCTGCTCCACGGGGGATTTGATCAACTCTTTTCCAAGCCCTCTCCATATCTGCCATTTCTCGTTTCATAATTTCATCGCGCTCTTCTGACGTCATACCACCATATTTTTTGTTTTTTTTCATTTTTTTAACTTGTTTACTATTTTTACCACATTTCCATCCATTCTCTTTTGCTTTTTTCATAGCACATTCAACAATACCGTCTGGATATGGTGCATTTCTAGCATAACTTAATGCAGCAGAACATCTTTTTTCAGTATCAACTGGGAAAGTACCCATGGGAGCATTTCCAGCTGGTCCACAAAAATCACTTTCTCTTAAATTACTGTATTTTCCTTTACCTTCTTTATATAATCTACCCTCTTCATCTAATGAAGACCTTTTGCCTCCTTTTTTCATTGAAAAAGTTTTAGCTCTGGCGTTCATTTTCTTACTTTTTTTCATTTTAAAAGTTTTGGCTCTAGCATTCATTTTTCTTTTCATGGAAAAAGTTTTAGCTTTAGGGTTCATTTTTTTAACACATTTTTTTGTTAAACATTTTTTTCTTGACCCATTAGAACACCTTTTTGACATTAATTTTCCTCTAGCCATTTAATATATAATTATATATATATTAAAAAATTATTTAAATTGATTTTAAATTTTTTAACGCAAATTTAATATCATTTAATGTTGGTAATTTAATTCTATCATTTATTTGATATTTTTTATTATTATTTTTTTTAGTTATTATTATCTTATTATTTGTTTTTCTAAATATGGGTAAGGGTGGGGGTGGTGGTATTGGTATTGATTTTTTATAATTATCTATAAATGAATATTCTTCTAAAAATAATGGAATATTTATTTTGGCTTGAAGTAAATTACATTTAAGAAATATTTTATTTTTATTAATCCATAATCCAACAAAATGTATTATATAATTTCCATATGAATTATTTGGAATATTATCTATTTTTTTTTTATATTGATTAAAAATTACAAAATTATTATTACATTTAATCCTTAAAATTTTTTCATTATCAAAATCTTTAAAAATATCATTAATAGAATGATTTGATTTAATTTTTTTATTAATGATATTAATTATTATATTCATATTATCATAAAATGATTTTACTTTTTTATCATTATTTATATTTTTAATAGATAAATCAATAAAATTAAAATTTTTATTTATTCCAAATTGACTATATAATAATGGTGTTTGAATAATTAAATCATCATTATCATATATTAATGGAATAAATGACCAATTATTATTATATAATAATTTTTGTTTAAATTTAAATTTATCTTCGATAAATACTATATCTGATAAATATATCATTGATATATAATTATATAATATATTTAAGAATATTCTTAAATATATTATATAATGAATGAAACAAAATGTATAATTTGCGGAGAAGATAATAATAATCAATATGTACAAAAATTAGATTGCGGGCATCAATTTCATTATAATTGTATATTAAAATGTTTTTTATGCAATAAAAATGAAAAAATGTGTCCTTATTGTAGAAAACCACAAACAATGTTACCAATAGTTAATGGTTTAAAAAAATATCATAAAGGTATACATTATATAGATAATGTTAGTGAAATAAATTTTACAAATACAAAATGTCAATATATACTAAAGAGTGGTAAAAATAGTGGCAATGTTTGTAATAATAATTGCAAAGTTGGTTTTAATTATTGTGGAAAACATTTAAAAGTAAATAATAATTTAAACAAAAGTATTTTCGGGTGATCTAGTAGCTACATTTGCTCTATATGGTTGATACATCCAACTATATTGATTTTCATCTACTCTTTGTGTTACTACACTCGGAGAAAAATAAGGTTCATTATTTACTCTTAAAGTTGAATTATTATGGACAACACAATTTTCTGAAATTGTTGGATTTTTAATTTTTGCACTTGTAGTATCCCATGAATTTAGATGTTTTTTACAAAATGGATCAAATTGAACTTGTGGTAATCCATCTGGATAATATATATTTGAAAATCTCGATAAATCATCTTGATTACCTGGAGTTAATTCAGCTTTATTTTTACCAAAATCTAAACTAGTACTTTCTGTTCCAACTAATTTATGATATTTTTTATAATTTTCATCTAATATACTAATAATGTCTTTATTAAATGTATTATATTCACCTAAATATGCTCTAGAAAAAATAGTATAATCATATCTATTTAATATATTATAATATGAATCTTCTAATATACCTATTGAATTTATATATAAACGATTATTTAATTTAACATAGTCAACCATTATTTTTAATGTATAATAATTGTTAATATCATAAATAAAAGCAATCAATACATTTCTTTTATTACCATACTTATCTACTTGGATATATAATTGATCAATTTTTTTAATATAATAATAACTATTGTTTAATTTATTATAATCATATATTAAATCTTTAATATTATCTACAACTTTTGAATTTAATTCAATTGGTATCGTACTTTTAGTAAACATAATATCTTTTACAACATTATTCCCTAATGTAATTTTGTTATCTGAATTATAGTCATCTAGTTCAAATATTAATTCATTATTTGGTTTGACAAAAGTATTATTTATTAATTTATTTTTTGTATTATTATTATTATTATAATTTATAATAATTAGTATTATAATTATAAATAAAAAATAAAATAGTAAGATCATATATATTATAAATTATTTTAATTTTATCATATATTTATTTTCATTAATTGTACTTTTTTCAATTGTATTTTCATATTTTTCTTTATCTTTTAACAAATTATTAATAAAATTATAACTAATTACAACTTGTTCAAATGAATTTCCTCCAGTTATTATTATTTTTCCACTATTAAATACTGCTATTGTTATTTTTTTACAATCTCCATCACCCATTCCTTTACCTTTTCCATTACATTTATTACAACATTTACATATACCATCATCATATATATTATTATCATAATATTTAATATTAACACCCGGATAGATTGTTGGTTCATATGATGAATACATACCTAAACCAATAATATCACGGTGTAATAATTCTCTATTTACTTTATATTTAATGTCAAAATCACTATTAATTAATACAATATTATAATTATTTAATTTTAATTCATCATTAAATATACAGTTATCTATATTATATTTTGTTATTTCTTTAATTAAACAATCAATCACTTTTAAACCTTGATCTTTAAATTTTAATCCAGTCATTTGTATCCTACCATTATTAAATATTTTAACATTAATAACTTTATCTAAAAATACATGAACTGTTATTTGATTATAAAATACTTTTTTATCTTTTATTTTTCTTTTCTTTTTTTGAGACTTTTTTGAAAATCCTTTATCTGGAAATCCCTTAAATTCAATGAAATGAATTATATCATTTATTTCTAATTTTTCATAACAATTTTTTAAATTTATTTCATTTGATATATTACATACAGCAGTCATCGTGGATATTCTTAGATTATCCATTATTATATTGCTTTCAATATATATTATAAAAATATCTTTAAATAATTTCAAATTATTTATAATTATAAGTATTATTTATTTTATCTGAAATTGGTATACTAATATTGAAATTTTTATAAACTTCTATATGATGAATATGATGTAATTTTTTAAGATATTTAAACCATTTATATTTTTCTAAAAAAGAATTATCTAAATGATAACAATTGTGTAATAAATTTGCTATATAAAAATATGTAGTAGTTTCTATAATAAAAATAATATAATATTTAATTGTTAATATATAATAAAAAAATATATATGAATTTATTAGTATAATTAAATATGGTAATCTAGAATCATCTACATTATCACTATATTGTTTTCGAGTAAAATTTTTGGGTGAATAAATTAAATGATGTGAATGATGTGGTTTATATAAAAATTTTATTTTTGGATTATGTGAAAGTGTATGTATAAAATATTCAATTAAATTTAAAAATAAAAAATTTACACTTGTAAATAATAATAACATAATCATATATTTAATTGTGTTATTTTTTTTTAAATAATTAAGGTAATAATTTATTTTTATCTTTATTACCCTCATCTTCATCTTCATCATCATCATCATCATCTGAATCATCATCTGAATCATCTTCAAAACCTAAACTATGTTCTAATACCATAGACTGATTAAATACATCATCGGGTGAATATATATAACATATATCAACTAATATACTTTTTAATAAATCTCTATCTAATGTAAAACAATATTTATCTTTTAACATACCCAAATAAATTTCTGGAATTGATTCAAAGTAGTTGATAATTTTAATTTTTTTTTCATCTATATATTTGCATATTAATTCTTGACAATTAAGTTTAGTTATTACAATCATTTTATAAATAATATATATATATATAATAACTTATTTATACGCATGAAATATGATATAGATAAATTAAGTAATATATTACATATTATTGATAAACAAAATAATAATTTAAATAATGAATTAAAAGATACAATTTCTCGTATAAGTAAATTAGATTATACTAATCAGACAAAAGAATTAAAATATTCTATGTATGATGGTATTGAATTATTATATGAAGAACTAAATGATGAATATGTTGAATATATTGAATCTTTTTCTGAAGCATATATAAAAATGTCAGAATTTTATATCGGACCATGTATTCCTAAAGATTTATTTTATTCAAAAGTATGTGAATATTTCATAACAGTTTATTTATTATCTCTATATTTATATAATTTTCAATTAACAGAATATGATGTTGATTAAGTTTATAATAATAATTTATAATATTTTATAATATTATAATGCTAGATAAATTAACACAAGATCAATTTGAGCATATATTAAATTTATTAATTCTTTATAAACAATTAAATAGTAATAAAGAAGTTAGTTTATCAGAAAAATCAATAAAAGAAGCTTTCAGTTTTATGAGTAATGAAGGAAAAGATTTAGCTGGTCAATTAGGAATAAATGGAGAATAAATTATTCTGGTAAATTATTCTGGTAAATTATCTCCATATAAATTTAAAAATTTATAATATTTATGTGTTTCATCAAATAATAAATTTAATTTATTTTCTGAATACATGATATAATCATAATATATTTCATTTTTATTTACTGTATTTTTAAAATCTGATATTGGTATATTTATATAACTATTAATATTTTTAACTAATTCTGGATAATCGTATTTTATAATAGATTGAATAAATTTATATATAAATTTATCTTTATTTAAACTATTTTTAGAATTAAAACTTGTTTTTTTAATTTTATATAAACATTTGCTATCTTCATCTATACAGTTTTTATTTTGTTTACAGTTAGATATTAATTCATTGCATTTTATATTAAATATATCATCTATATTTGTATCATCTGTAAATTTAAATAAATTATCTATAATTTTTTCAATTATTAGATATATTTTACTATTAATTAATTGTATTTTTTCATATTCATTTATATTTTCACTATATTCTTTTATTAATTGTTTTAGTATCGGCTTATCTGATGTATTTTTAAGTAAATATATTAATATTGTATCTCTAAATATATTATATACTTTGTTTTCATATTCAAACAATTTACAGGTATTTACATATTCATTTTTATTTGTGGTAAAATTAGTTGATAAATTAAAATCTAATTCGAATAAATTAATATATCCAACTGTTTCATGATTAGGTAATTTATTTAGTTTAATATCAATTGGTATATATGAATTATTATCGAATAATATATTTACAGCTGTATCTCCATTATCTGTATCTATAATTATATTTATTTTATCATTATCCGATTTATAATTATATAAATTACCTGTCATTTCATTTAATTTATTAAAAAATTTTTCTATTTCTTTAATATCTATTTTTGGTAATAATTTATAATCATATATAATGTCACTTTCTATTAATTTTTTATCATTTATATAATCAACTAATCCAATTGGATATATTGGTATTATAATATTATTTTCTAGAATAATATGAGATATCTTATTATTTGAATTTATAAAATATTTTTTTATTTTAATATTTTCTTTTTTAAGAATAATATTTAATTTATCATATGTTAAAATATTTTTTGGAATAGAATTATTCATATTAAATATTTCTTTTAATTCATCTTTAATAATATTTAATGAATTTTTTAAAAATTTATTATTTGTATTTATATTCAATATTGCTTGTCTTTTTTCAATTATTGAGTTTTCTATTATATATTTATCTGTTAATATTTTTTTTCTTATTATATTTGAATCAGAAGGCATTTCATCTTCAATATATCTATAAAATAATGGTTCATAAATATTACCAGTTTTAACTATCATAACAAATTTTTTATTTTTATCATAATCACTAAAATAATTAAATGGTACTTTTATATTTTCTCCTGATGTATTTGAATCTAATATAATTATATTAGTTTCAAAAAATTCAGGTAAAATTGTTTTAATAACTGGTATAATAAATAAATCATTATGATTTATTTCATTTTTAATATATTTTTCATAATTATCTATTGCTTTATTTATTCTATTTTCTAATAAATAATCTTTTTCTTCTACTATATCATTAAATTTAGAAAATGAATTAATTATATTACCATTACTTGCTTTTAAAAAATTTAATGGATTTTCTCTAATTTTTTCTATAAAGTATTTTTTATAACCATTCATGTATAAATCATAAATATAACTATTTATTAATGATGATATTTTTCTATTTAATAGTTTACTTTCATTAAATAAATCATTAAATAAATTATTACATTCTATATATTTATTATCTTTTGATAAATCTAATAAATCTGTATATTTTTTTAATAATTCATCTATTTTACCATATTCTGAACCCCAATACTTTTTATTTCCTAATTTATCTACATCCCATATTTTTGGTTTATCCAATAAACTATAAAAATTATTTAAATCTTTATCTGATACATCATCTATTGATTTATTTGACATATAATTTTTAATTATTTTTTCTAAATAATTTTCTTCTAGTTCTGTTTTAATTATGAATTGATTTAAGTCTAAATCTTTTAAATTATTAATTAATCCATCCTTAATATTTTTTTCAATTATTTTAATAAAATCTTTACTTGGATCTATTAATATATTTGGCAATTGTTGTTTATTTAAAATGTAATAATTACTTATTTTTTTACTTAAATCATCTATATCTTTTTTATCAAATATAATCTCAGAATCAAATAATGTATTTAAATTTTTAACATTTGTAATATCTTTCCTTGTTTTAGATTTTACTGTTTCAGAAATTTCTGGTTCATCCATTACAGATATTAATAAATCAATTAATAATTTTTTTTTATCTAAATCATTTTCTTCTTTATCTATAATATCAACTTGTTCTTTAATTTCATAGTTTTCGCTTATTAATATTAATTCATCATATTCTTTGGTTTCAAGTTGATCTTTTAAATTATTAACATTCTGCATATATTTTGATATTCTTAAAAAACAGTCCATTATTGTATTTTTTTCTAATCTTACTTTATAAAAACCTGATATTAATCCTGTTTTAATATATTTTTTTGCATTATTTGGGTCAAAATCATTATATAAATTTATTTCATTTTGTCCTTGATTTAATCTATTTATTTCATTTTCTAAATATTTTATTTGTATTTTTGTATTTTTAACAATATTATTACATAATTTTTTATTTTCTGTATTTTTAATTTTATTTGTCATTTTTATTAATTCTCCATTATTTATATTAATTTCTTTATAGTCTTTTATTAATTTATTTATATCTTTTAAGTTTAATTTACTATTTATATCTATAATTTTATTATATATTTTTGTTATATTATCCATTGATAATTCAATTATTAAATCTTTAACTATAATTAATATTTTTTTATAATCATGGTTATCTTTTTTAATTTTTTTTGACAAAAAATAATTACTAGGATTTTCTCCTAAAAATTCTAGTAAAATATTATTTACTTCGTCTATTTTATTTTCTTTTTTAGCAATATCTATATTTTTAATATTAAAACAACATGGCATTGAATGTCCAAATGGATTTTGCCATGGGGGTATTCTTTTAATTGTATCTTCTACATAAAAATCACTAACATCTTTTGCATCATTCCAAAAAATACTATCTCTTTGAATTATTCCTTTTTTTAATGTACTTTTTGCTTCTTTAGCTGGAACTATATCTCCTTGATACCATTCTCCATCTTTTATTTCGGGTCTAGATCCATCTTCTGTTTTTGGTATCATTTTATTTGGATCTAAACTTATATTTTTACCAACATCCCAATATTTTGGACATATATAGTTTAATTTATTATTTGGATCAGATCCTAATGATTCAGCATTTCCATATGATTTTCTACCTGAACCCAAATTTTCTGAATTTATAATATGTTCTAATTCTTTATCATCAACTACAATTGGATGTCTATCTACCGGCTGACATCTTTTAACCCATGGTTCAATATCTGGATAATCTTTTGCTTTCCATTTAAATAATGATGGGTCTCGACTTTTTAATCTTTTTAATATATATCCTTCTCCTCCGTTTTGTATTATAAATTCCCCCATTCCATTACCACCAATACTATCAATACTACTATCATCATCTGAATCATCATCATCATCATTAACTGGTATATCTTCTTCTCTAATAACAGTATTAATTTCTTTTATTTGTGCTACTTCTTCATATTTTTCTGATTTTTTAACCCATGGTTCTATTTTATCTAGTAATTCTTTATATTCAGGATTAATAACATCGGTTATATATAAAGTATAAAAATTAACAATAAATTCAATAAATAATATTATATTATTTATCTCATAAATTGATTTAATATTATTTATATTTATTAATATTTTATTATCATTTTCATTAAATATTATTTCTGCTCCTGGATCTATATCTGATTCTGTATATATTTTTATTCCATTTTTATCAACTCTAAAACTTTCATTTCTATCAATTTCCATAAATGTAATATTTACTTTTTCTATAGCATCTTCTTTATTTAATTCAAAATCTTGTTGTATTTTTTTAATTATTATTTTTTTAACTTCATTAATATCTGGATTATATGTTCCTTTTTGTATTTGATTATATAATATAATTATTTGATTTTCAATATTATCAACTTTAACATAATTATTAACTCTTTTATATCTAATTAAAATACTATTTGGATTATCTACATCATCAATTACTCTACAATAAGCACTAAAATTATTTAGTAAATTTTTTAATTTTTTAATATCAATATTAGTATTACCTTTTGTTTTTTCTCTTGTATCAATTATATTATTATCATATTTTGAATAAGTCAATTTACAATTTATATTTTTTATATATTTATTCCATTGATTATTTTTATTAATATTAGTATTATCTACATCTATTATATTATTATCATTTGGTGTTATCTTATCAAATATAGGAATATCTCCATATATTTTACTATTTTTATATATTTTTAATAATTTATTTGACAAATTTATAGCATCATTTATATCTTTATTATCTATTATATTATCTTTATTATCAATATTTAATTCAACTATCCCTTCTTTCCATATTTCTAATGATATATAAAATTTATCATTTACATATATTTTTAATATTAATACATTTTCAAGTTGTTCTCTAACAATTCTACCATATATAAATAATGTATTACCTTGTATCCATGTATCACATAATTTTTCTGTTATTTTTTTATTATCTATAAATGGTTTATATATTTTATAAAATGATTCTTTATAATCATTTAATACTAATTTAGTAAAAATAACTTTAGTATCTATATCATTTAATTCAATATCTGCAAATAATTTATTAATATTTATACTTATATAATCTTGTTTTTCTATTTTTGTAGATAATTTTATATTATCATATGTAAATATTGATTTAATATCTATTATTTTTTGTGATTCTTTTACAATAGTTATTTGTTTATTATTTATATCAAGAATATCTGTGACATTTTTAATTCTTTTAATATTTTTTTCTAAACTAATATTTTTAATATATGCTTCATATGTTTTTGGATTAAAATTTATAAAAGGCCAGTATTTTTTAATTACGGAATAATAAAATATATCATTGAATGATTTATATTTTAATAAAAATTCTGGTAAACTATTAAAATATATCTTATTATCTTTTATATCTTTTATATCATATAATATTTTACTTAATTTATTATTTAATGGAATATCTACTCTATTTCCATCATTAATAAATATATCATCCGATATATCATTTAATTCATAATTTATCTCAGTATTTGATTCATATATAAATGATAATGGATATGTTTTATTATCTTTTTCATTAATATAATAAGCATATATTGATGAGTATTCTATTTTTTTTTTATTTGTTTTATCATAACAATAATTTATTATTTTATTTATAATTGTTAAAATATTATCATCTGTATTTATTCTTTCAATATCATTTGATATTATACTAGGAAATTTATATTCTTTATTATTATCTTTATTAATGATAATATATTCCAATGTTTCTGACATATATATTATATATAATAAAATTATAATATTAAAACTGATAAGGAGAATTATCTATTACCATACCACAATAATTCGTTGGATATTTATTGTAATCAATTAAATTATATATTCCAATTTCATCTGCTTTTTTTAATAATATATTCATATTTTTCCAAAAAATAGGAGGATGACCTGTTTCTTTTGTCATAATATGCGATAATTCATGTATAATAACAAATAATATCGTATTTTTATCTTTTATTAAAGTATTATCATCTTCTCTTATACATATAACTATTTCTTCGCCTTTATTTAATGAGTATGCTTTATAATCATTTTTTTCTAAATTTTCATTTAAAGTTTCAGGATTATATCTTTTAACTAATCTTTTATATTTATTATCTTTTTCATTTTCCAATGATTTTATTAATTTGATTATATCTTTATTTATAATTGCTAATAAATTAGCTGCTTCAATTTCATTATCGGATTTTAAAACGCGATATTCTCTATTATCAATTGTTGATTTTACAATTGATACATCTTTATTTTTATTATATTTTGAAATAATAATTATTATTATTATTACAAATAATATAATAAAAAGTGTTTCTTCCATTATAATTTACCAATATTATAAATTTGATAATTTATTATTTAAAAAATACAAAGAAATATATATATATATATTTTATATGATAAATGATATACAAATTAATATTATAGATATATTATGTGATGATATTCCAGAGGAAATTGATGAAGAAAATATTAACTGTAAATATAGAAAAAATATATTTACTATTACTTTATATGGTAAAGATATATCTGGCGATAATATAATTTGCAATGTTATTGATTTTAAACCATATTTTTATGTTAAAATTCCTGAAAATTGGACAAAATCTTATTGTCAAAATAATTTCTTGAATAAAATCAATCTTAGTAAATACTATAAAGCTGAAGTCAAAAGTGTTTCATATTCATATGAATTTTATGGATATCATCATGATTATGATAATAATATTGAAAAAAAATTTAAATTCATGAAAATTGAATTTGATAATTATAGGTCTTTCAATAAATATAAAACTGAAATTAAAAATTATTATTACGATAATAAAAATAGTGAAAATAAAAAGATTAAAGAATGGATTGATTTATGTAATGAAGAATGTGAAGCTAATTTATATGAAGCTAATATTCATCCAATTATTAAATTTATTCATGAAACAAATATAAAACCAACCGGGTGGATTAATATTCACAATAATAAAAAATTAAAAATTATAAATGATGATAATAAAGTTTTTAATTGTAAATATCAATTAGAAACTTTAAAGAAAAATATTACATATTTAGAAAATGATTCAATATGTAATTTAGTTATTGCTTCTTTTGATATTGAATGTGATAGTTTAACTGGTGATTTTCCTTTAGCTTTTAAAGATTTTAAACAATTAGCTGTTGATATATATGATACATATACATTATGTTATCTAAATTATTTTAAAGATTATTCTTTAGAATTAGATCAAAGAGTTAATTATATTAAAGAAATTATTAATACAGCTTTTAGTGGTGAAAATACTATTGGAGAATATGGTAATAATGTAAATTATATTAAAACAGAAAATGGTAAACCAAGTAAAAAAAGCATTGATAGTTTAAGTATATTTTCTGAAATAATAATGAATAAAATAGAAAAAAGTATAATAGATGGATTAAAAAATGAAAGAAATGATATGATTAGTTATATTAAAAAAATATTAAATAAAGAATTAAAAAATTCAAAATCATATAAATTAATAGTAGCAGGAGATCCAATTATACAAATAGGTACTGTATTTTATAATACAAATGATAATACTTATGAAAGATATATACAAATAATTAAACCAGATGATTGTATAGATGAAGATATATGTGATGATATAGATAATATCATAGTTGATAGATGTAAAAATGAAAAAGAGTTATTATTACATTGGAAAGATATGATAAATAAAGTAAATCCAGATTTGATTACAGGATATAATATATTTGGTTTTGATTTTAATTATATCATAAAAAGAGTTGAAAAATTTAAAATTGAAAATGAATTTTATAATTTAGGTAAATTAGATTCGAACTGTGATAATTATGATAATCATTATTTTAAGAAATGTAAATTACAAAAAATAAATGGTTCTGGGCAGGGTGAAAATGAACTAAATTATATTTCTATGGATGGTAGAGTTATTTTTGATGTTCAAAGTGAAATCAAAAAAAATCATAATTTAGAATCATATAAATTAGATAATGTTGCTTCTAATTTTATGAGAGGAAATGTATTAAAATCTGACAAAGCTAATATAAAAGATGAATTAGTAAATATTTGGAAATATGATGATATTAAATATTGGGTTTTCAAAACAAATAATATTGGTCATCTTAAAGATGGAGATTATATTACAATAAATATTCATAGTAATATTGGAGAGACATTATTATATAATAAAAAAAAATTTATGATAAAATCAATCATAGATAATCATATAAAATTAATAATCCCATCTGAATTAAATATTAAAAAAGAAATCAAAAAATTTAATTATACAAAAATAGAATGGTGTATGAATAAAGACGATGTATCTCCAAAAGAAATATTTGATTTGCATAAACATGGTGGATCTAAGGGTAGAGCAAAAGTTGCTAAATATTGTATTCAAGATTGTGAATTATGTATAAATTTAGTAAATCTATTAGATATTATTCCAAATAATATTGGTATGTCTAATGTATGTTATGTTCCATTTTCATATATATTTTTAAGAGGACAAGGAATAAAAGTAACAAGTATTGTTTCAAAAGAATGTTCTTTAAAAAATACTAAAATGCCAATGTTGAAAAATTATTCAAATGATAATAGTGGATTTGAAGGAGCTGTTGTATTAGATCCTATTACGGGTATTTATGAAACAGATCCAATTGTTGTATTAGATTATGCTTCACTATATCCATCTAGTATTATTGAAAATAATTGTTCACAAGATAAATATATAACAGATGAAAAATATATGAATATTTTAAAAGAACAAGAACCAGATAATAAAGTAGAATTTAAAAGTAAATTTGATGAAATGATTGAAGAAATTACATATGATGATTATAAAATAACTAAATCAGGACAAACAATTAAAAAAGAAAAAACTGGAGAAAAAATTAAATGTTATTTTCTTAAAAATAAAAAAGATAAAGATGGAAATATTATTCCATCTTCTCAAGGAATTATTCCATCAGTATTACAAAGTGTTTTAGATGCTAGAAAAGCTACTAGAAAAAGAATGAAAATACCTGGAACAACTGAACAAAAGAAAAAAGTATTAGATGGTTTACAATTAGCATATAAAGTAACAGCAAATTCTGTTTATGGTCAATTAGGGGCTGTAACAAGTAGTATTTATATGAAAAAAATAGCTGCTTGTACTACGAGTATAGGTAGAAGAAGAATTGATGATGCTGATAATGGTGTTAAAGACTGGGCGAAACATAATGGATATGAAAAACCAACGATTGTATATGGAGATACAGATTCAGTATTTATAAAATTTTCAAATAAAGATTTAAATGGAAATATATTGAGTGGCGATGAATTATTAAAACATTGTATTAGATGTGGAATTGCAGCAGGTGAATTTGTAGATGCTAGATTAAGAAAACCACAAAATTTAGAATATGAAAAAACATTCTATCCATTCATATTGATATCTAAAAAAAGATATATTGGTGATAAATATGAATGGGAATCTGATGTTGATAATAAGAAATTTAAAAGAACATCAATGGGGATTGTAATGAAAAGAAGAGATAATTCTCCAATTGTTAAATATGTTTTTGGTAATATAATTGAAAAAATAATGGTTGATAAAGATTTTGAGGGAGCATTAGAGTGGTTAGATAAAACTTTAACAGATATAATTGATGGTAAATTCCCAGAAAATTATTTCATTATAAGTAAATCACTTAATTCTTATTATAAAAATCCTAAAAGTATTGCTCATAAAGTATTAGCAGATAGAATTGGAGAAAGAGATCCAGGTAATAGACCAAAAGCTAATGATAGAATTCCATATATGTATAAAGAAATAGAAGAATTAGAACCAAATGGATTTGAAACAATTATAGAAGAAGAACAAATTGGTTATTATAAATCTGGAAAGAGATCGGGAGAACCTAAATTTAAAAAAGTTAAGAAAAAAGGAAAAGTTAAATTTAAAAAAAAGAAAATATTACCAGGTGATCGAATTGAGAATCCAGATTTTATCAAAGAAAATAATATTAAGATTGATTATAAATATTATATAACAAATCAAATAATGAATCCAGTAAAACAAGTATTAGATTTAAATGTAAAGTATTTAGATAAAACAAATGAGATATTTAATAATAAAATAAAATAAATAATATATATATAATTAATAATGTTATCTAATATGATTGGTGGAACTATAAGTAAAACAAAAATGACATATGGTAATAGTATTACTATATTTATTATATTTGTATTGATTTTTTTAATTAAAGTTATTTTAGTTCAATGGTCATATAATAGTATATTTCCTACATTAAGATATAATGTAGTTGGAGATGATGGTGCTGAATTTCAACCATTAACTTTCTTTGAAAGTGTTATTGTTGTAATTTTATTTAATAGTTTATTTCAATAAGTTTATTTTATTCAAAATTTTTTTCTAAGGTATAGTATAAAAAATATGGGTGGAGGATTAATGCAACTTGTAGCTTATGGCGCACAGGATATTTACCTAACTGGTAATCCCCAGATTACTTTTTTCAAAGTTGTCTATCGCAGACACACTAACTTCTCGATGGAATCCATTGAGCAGACTTGGAATGGTGACCCGACCACTGGTCGTGCTACCGCCACCATTTCTCGCAATGGTGATTTAGTATACAGACTATACCTACAGCAGACTGTCACTGTATGTACCCCACCTCCAAAGGTCGCCAACAGATCTTTTGATGGTGATGGCTCGTGTGGTTCTTCGGGTGGTTGCTGCAACTCGGACTATGGTCCCGTTGTATACAATCCTGGACATTTAGTTATTAGACATGTTGAAGTTGAAATTGGTGGCCAGAGAATTGACCACCAGACTGGCGCATGGATGGAAGTCTGGGCCCAGCTAACTCAAGAAAACAGTGCTGCTGTTCTAGGCGTTGTCGGTGACAACAGTGGAACTAAGTTCCAGAATATGGCCCGCGGTGGTGGTTGTGTTGTCTTATCTTCGCAGACTGGTAAACACTCTGTAAGTGAACCCGTATCGTGGGCTGGCCGCGAAGGTGACAACGACTCGAACCGCGCCAGGCAACAGGCTCGTTTCACTAAATATGACGCTTATGTCCCTCTACAGTTCTGGTTCTGTCGCAACCCTGGTCTTGCTTTACCTCTAATTGCTCTACAGTACCACGAAGTCCGTATCATCTTACAGATTAACACCGACTTTGTCTGTGGACCCCAGTACAATGGCTCTAACTGCCAGCCATCTGCTTGCATTCAGGATAATTCTCTATATGCTGATTACATCTACCTTGACACCGATGAACGTCGTCGTTTTGCTCAGGTTAGCCATGAATACCTAATCGAACAGGTTCAGCACCAGAACTTCCGTAGCAATGGTGGATCCCTTGACCTCAACTTCAATCACCCCGTCAAAGAGTTAATCTGGACTGGTGGTCAGAGTTCGGTTACTGGTCTATTTGGCATCCTACCAGGTGCCTCTGCTGATTACCTAATGCCTGACTTCTATGCTGATTGTGAAACTCCTGGTTTCAACGCCACCTACCAGCTAAAACTTAACGGACATGATCGTATGTCTCTAAGACCTCTAGAATACTACACTAAACAGCAAGTATACGATTACCACACTGGTACTCCAGTTGGATGTGGTGATTCCTACACTACTGCGTGTGGTCAGTGCTGCATGGGTAACCTAGACTTCCTAACTGATGAAAT